TCCCGAGGACGACTACCGCGCCAAGGTTGCAAAGGTAGAGCTTGGCGAGTCCAAATCCAGCGGCAATACCATGCTGATCTGGACATTCGAGATCACTAAGGGCAAGCACAAGGGGAAGAAGCTCAATCGGGATTACACCACCCTTACTAAGGAATCGTTGTGGAAGCTTTTGTCGCTCCTCGAGGCACTCGGCTTTGAAGTAGCTGAGAAGAAACTTGACGTGGCCCCTATCATGAAGAAGGCTATCGGCAAGGAATGCGGTGTCACTGTCATTGACGAAGAGTACGAGGGTAAAATGCAGTCCAAGATCAGTGACTACCTCGACCTCGAGACCCTCGAAAGTGCTACCGACGATGACGACGAGGACTCAGACGACGAGGCACCCAAGAAGAAGGCAAAGAAGGGTAAGAAGAATAAGAAGAAGGCAGACGACGAGGACGAGATAGAGGATCTAGACGTCGAGGAGCTATAAGGAGAAACCATGTTGAGCGTGATCTTTCCATCGTTGCATGACCTACTTCATCCCCTCGTGGGGAATGGCTATCAGTTTTGGAGCGGAATAGGTAGTGACTTTGGAGAGGCCACGCTCATCACGGGCCTAGCAATCACTGCTTACCGCTACAAAAAGGCCCACGAATGTCATGTGGAATCCCCCAAGAACTGTCGTAGGTTTGGGCGTCCAGTCCCAGGTACTGGTCATGTAGCATGTCGCAAACATCACCCCCATGCGGCTGAAAAGGGGTCAGGTATTACAGCCGAGGATATACTCCAACACCATGTAAGGAGTCAAGCATGAATGAACAAAGAAAACTCAGAGAACTCATCAACCTTACCCACAGACACGGAGTAGAAGTAGCTCGAAAGATAGCAGAAGCCACTCGACTCAAACAGGCACTCGAAAAACTGAATGCCGAACGACGAGCACACCTGAAGCAACTTGAACAGAAGAGTTCCCCCAGCGATTTCACCATGTACGACACAACCACAGTCGGTAGTGTGCCCAATTGGGTCCCCTCTCGACCCTTCGCTGTGGCCGGTTATGTTGGAGGGAAATGGCCTACTTACAACGCACTCGTAAAGCGCTTCACTAAAGCCCGACACCTCTCCATAGCAGTCAACGCCCAAGAGGATGCCAACTGTCTCGATGTAGAGGCTGGAGATGCAAGTGTTTCAGAGGTGGTTGGATGGGTTCTGCGCCAGAAACGACTAGGCAAAAAGCGTATAATCTTGTACTTCAGTGTAAGCAAGCTAGCCGAAGTAGTGAACGAACTCAATAAGGCAGGCATCAACCGCAACAACGTCAAGTTCTGGGGCGCCCACTACACATTCCAGCCCCACATCGAGCCCGGTTTCGACGCTATCCAGTGGACAGACAAAGCACTAGGCAAAAACCTAGATGCGAGCCTGTGTAGAGGAGACTTTCTTACTCCATGACCAAGATTGATGTAGGCATAAGAAAGAAACCCAACAAGAAGTCTTCTAAGGGGGAAGAGTCTGAGGCAGAACTTGTGAAGCGAATGGTAAAAGCTCTACGTAAACTCCCCAAGACAGAAGCGTCCAAGATACACGGAGATCAATACCAAGAAAGAGGTATCCCCGACATCATGGGATGCTACAAAGGCCACGCCTTCGTGATTGAGGCAAAGCGTCCTAGTAAGGAGAAGAATCTTTCTGCTTATCAAGCACTGAAGCTCAAACGATACAAGCTAGCAGGTTGTCGCACAGGTGTAGCCACAACTGTAGAGCAAGCTCTAGCGATTGCGACGGGAAAGAAGGTCAAGTGACCTCAGATCGTACTAAGCCGGCAGTGAATACGCGTCATCAGATCGCGAGAACGTTCGCAGCTGTGCAATCACGCGAGTTGAATGTAACCGACGTCCTACATCGCTCCCCAGCATGTCTTGATCGCGTGCGCGTGTTCGATGTCGTGCGTCATTTCCCCCACTTGAAGGGGGACGGAGCATCGAACGTGTTGCGCAGAGCTAGAGTTTGGCCGCTCAAGCGAATGAAGAATCTCACCCCCGAGGAGAGAGACCGTATACTTGACAGTCTTCCTCCTCGGGTGAGATCATAGTAGATAGACCTACGGCGTAGGAGCAGGCTTAGTACCGGACTTTGCTAGCCCACGCGACAGCTTGTACGCACCTGCCGCAACGCCCGCGACTATTGTTCTCACTTCAGGGTTGTGTGTGGGGAGCCAGCCTGCGAGGGTTGTGACCTCTGCACCGACAAACACCCAAAACTCAGATGTGACGTAGAATGGCTTGGTTTGGTTGTTGCTAGTGAGACGCTTGAGAAATACTTCCAGCATAAAAGCCTCCCTATTTGACTACTTCATTGGCATACTTGTTGCAGTCCCCGTGGAGAGGTGCAAGTGATGAGATAAGAGATATCGTAAAGGCTTTTGTCTGGGAGAGTTGCTCTCGTTGAGCGGGGGGCAACGTGGGTTCTAGCTGTTCTAGTTTCCTTTCAAGTCCCTTGATCGTTTCTATGTGCTCAGCATTGGTGGCTTCACAACTATACCTAGCTGAGGTAACACGAGACTGATGAATGGCGTGGAATACAAACACAAGAGCGACTATTACTCCCACGATCAATCCCCCCAACGCTGTCATCGTAGTAGTAAGTCTGCGAGCAAAAGGACCGCCCTCTACTAGTATTCTCGGGGACTGACTGTTCAATGCAACCCACCCCCTGCCAATGAAACTATCAGTGTGACTATCCCCCCCGATACGGCAGCGAGGATAGCGATGAAAATCTTTGACTGCATGTCCTGAGCTTTGCGACCTGGCTCTGTTATTGCCTGCTCAAGTTGATCTGTGACATCTTTCATTTGAGCCCTAAAGCCCCTCATCTCCTCCACAGTGGTCGTCATTTTCTCATCTAGACGGATTACGCGCTCCATTGTACGGTCCATACGTTCTACCTTGCGAGCAAGCTCGTCAAGTCGGGCGTCGTTCCAACTGGGAAAAGGGCTGGCCATCAGTGGCTCCTATATGACGGACGTGCAATTTGACCTTCACCTATGCGATGACTAAGCTGAACAACTCCTCCGCTACCGTCTGCATTCCCCTCTATAGTGATTATCTGATCTCCCTTTACTTCCTTGACTACAGCCACATGCTGGTCCCCGAAGGTGAGAAGGTCTCCGGGTCGCGCTTGACTACTGGGTTTTAGTCCTCGTTGATACCCGTGACTACCTTCTTGGGCCCAAGTATTTATCTCGGCCACACTTGCTGTGCGTCCTTCGCGGGGCATCCCCCCTTGCGACGCCACAGTAGTGGCAAAGATTGCACACCAAGGCTCTCCCGTCATGCCGAACTGTTGCTCTAGCTTGTTGAGTTCTGGACCCAGATTCGGACCCGATGTCTCAGCGAACTTACCAAGATGAGCAGTTGCCCATGCGAGAGCACGCGACGATCCTACTGCCGGTTCTTCGCCAGGCAATAGCATTTCTGGTGCTTTGCCTTCTGGACGCTGCGTTATAGGTGTAGTAGGATCAAATAGGCTTTTGAGCAGTTCCCAGTTCTTTGAGATCATTGAGGAGTCAGTACCAGGCGACACAGCACCAGTGTGTATCGCTGTGATCGCATCGATGGGGTTTTCTGCCGGCGCCGCTGGGGTAGCGTGGGACCCTTCAGGTATGACTGGTGCAATACCCGCCTTGGCCCCTGCTGCTCGTTGCACCGCGGATATGAGAGCCAGTTGATGCCCTGAGAGTTCATGGTAGAGGGTACCGATTTTGGACCCGTAGTCAGGCGCTGTTGCCCACCCCGATCGACCTATTGCTTCTATTTGTTCCTGAGGACTCTTACCTGCATACTTGAGTATAGCCATGATGCCCGCTGCGGGTCTACCATATTCCCCCGCAATACGACCCCTTCCCCGCATCCATTCAGCTGTGGCTTTCCCGGCAGTTTCGGGATTCGACCACACTGAACTGTGTGCCCCACTTGCTGGTCCTGAGTCGGTGTTAGCAATATTGAGGTAGTTGTGGTAGTTTTTGTTGTCGTAGTATTCAGCTGCCGACCCCGACTGCTCAGATTTGACCCACGCCCCAATTACGCGGGGATCTAGACCTGTTTCACGAGCGACTACTCCCGCGAACTTTTCTTGTCCAGGTGTCAGGGGTTCCATTAGGGGTTAGGGAGAGCTAGCTTTGCCTTAGCCTTGGCCACAGTCTTTACGTTTTTCTTGCGAGCTTCATTGACCTTCTTGAGCATGAGCGCCGTGTTTTTGGCAATGTCATAGTTTTCAGGTTTGACACCGAACTCCTGGCCAAGGATACCTGGTACATTGTACCCTCTGCGTCGAATAGGACTGGTTGCGATGGGGTGCTCACTCAACAGAGGGATTGATTCGGCATATACAGGGTTACCTCCGGTATTCATTAGCTCTGCCGCTCTTATCTCGGGGAAGGCACGGAGAAATGTACCCAGAGCTCGTTGTAGGGGATTCACCTGTGAGATGCTTAGTTGCTTGCCCGTCTTAGTGTCGATAAGTTCTCCATATCGACCACTTTCAATGCCAGTTTTAGGATCTACTCCCTCAGTTTCTCCGGTTATGGGGTTTATACCGTACCCTGCCATGGCTGCTTGGATGAGGGGGGAGAATTGTCCAAGCCTAAGTAGTCCCCCTATGAGTCCTCCATCGCCCATAGGGTTAGCAAAGTCATTGAGAGGATTGAGACCGTACAGGTTGATGTAACGTGCCTTAGACAGGTCAGAGTGGTCGAACCACAGAGCACCGTGCAGGTAGTCAGGAATTGCTCCTAGTGAATTGACTTCTTCACTACCCAATCGCCCTACCGCTGCGATCGCAAATGCTCTCCCTGGGTAATTGACGGGGAGGGACCACGCAAACTTACTAATGAACTTGTACCACCCATAGAAAGGCATCCCGTTCTTGACAAGCTTGCGCTCCCAGGGACTCATCTCCCCGAATGTATAACTCACCTTAGAGAGCTGATCGAAAGCGTGCTCTACAAGGTCGGGATACTGAAGCACTTGTGCTCGCCATGCAGGGTCAAGTACTGCGTCTATGTTCTTAGCGTTCCAGAACCCCCCCGGATGCTCAAAGTCATGTCCCAATTCAGCGAGGCGTGCTTTTGCTCCGCTATCCAGCTTGTGGAGGAAGATTGCCCGCCGCTGGTAGTTAGTTGCTACGTGAACACCGCCTTGGATGGTGCGAGCCATTGTAGTTTTAGAGATATCAAGAGGGCCGTTCCCTTGACCTAGGTCCTCTAGCTCATGTGTCATGCCCCCCTGATTGACCCCCATCGGTATTGGTTGGGGGTTGAGCACATGATCCCCATACTTGTTGCCCCACATGATTTCCTTGACGTGCTCAGGAAGCACAGGGCGGTCACTGAAGTAGTCATGAGCTTGGGTCCAAAACTTAGGGCTTACTGTCCCGTCGATTACTGCGATCAGGCCATGTCCCAAGGTGGTACGCAAGAGCCATGAGGGCATGAGCGACAGCACAGCTGACTTCCAACGCCCAGTCAAGAACGACATGGTTCTTCCTACAAGATTACCGCCCTCGGTAAGACGGGCATGGGCAATTATGGTGTTCACGTACGACTGGGGAAGGGCTACACCCTGCACGTTGCCTGATGCTGCCTTAGCCTCCTCTTCGCCCACAAAGCGTTGGGCAGCCTCTTCTGATATGCCCTCTATTTGGGATGCAAGGTCAGCCTCATCACTGCTCTCTTTGAGAGCCTGTGCCGTGTCAAACTGGAGCTCAGTTTTAGTCTTGAAATAGTTCCGCCACGTATCAATGGGCACAAACTTGTAGAGTGCAGCTTGGGTACCGAGGTCTTTTAGCATTTCTCCTTCGCCTCGGTATAGCTTTGCTGTCTTGCCGTCAGGAGCTTTGATGGCGAGTCTGTCGATCATACGGTCGTTCATACGGCCCGTGATGAGGTCCCGCTGAATCTGATAGGCGTTACGAGCGATAGCTTCAGGATCGAGACGCATAGCACCCTTTACAAAGGCAGCATAGTTAGCGTCCTTGGTGTAGTTCATTGCGGGACCAAGTCCGATGGTGTTAGCTGATGCAGTACGAGGATTGAACGGGCGCTTGAAATCGTAGAAGGTGGGTTGGCGCTCTATATCAGTAATGGGACGGAACTTGCTGACCCCTAGAACCCTACCAACTTGGGTGCGTATCGGCTCGCGTCGTATGCCAAACTTCAGCTTCTCTCCAGACACGCTTGGGACGTACGTGGGGAGTATCGGACCATCGCTTGACCCTAGCGTTACCCCTCGTGCAAATGACGCCGCTTGCTCGGTATCAACGCCCAATTGATCGTGTAGTGCCGTAGCTATCTTCTCAAAGAGGTTATTGCCTTGCAGATAGTTAGGGTCTTGTGCTCGGTCAAAAGGGGAAGTAGTATCAGCAAGGTCTTGTTTGAGAGACTCTACTGCCTGTTCTACAATTTTCATTTTCTGAGGTATAGTCCCGTAAGGAATCTCGTAAGCAAGCTCCTGTACGGAAGGTACATGATCAGCCACACCCTTGCCTTGCATGGCCTCTTGAAGTACTTGTAGTCCCTTAGCAAACTTATTGGTCGGACGCAATGCAGCGGGAAGCTCTGCGCGAATCTCCTCATTAGTCTTGGCTGTCAGGGTACGCAATCTGCCAAATGCGCTGTTCTCAGACGTAAGTGGGTCTACTCCTAGTTTTACCGCTTGCTCTACGTTCATGCGACGCAGATGATACGCTACTTCTTTCATGGCATCTGTGGGGTGCTCAATCAATTGCCGGAAGCGTGGGTCCTGGTATAGCTTCTCTGCTCTGTACTCAGCAGCTTTCTGCATGTCTGGTGTCATGATGAGGCCGTCAACGTCCTCTCCGTTACGGAGGGCTTCTACATACTCATCTAGCTTGCTCAGATTATTGATGCCCAGTGAGTGCAGCATTGTGGCCTCGAACTGATATTGGCCCGATGCTGATCCATTCTTGTACAGTTCATGTGTAGACTGAAGGAAGTCTTTTACAGGGCCATTGTGAAATGCCTCGTTAGTCCCCGCAGATATCTGGGCGCGCGTGGTGTTTATGAGTTTTTTGCCGTAGTACTGCCCCTGCAGGTCACCGATTGTGCTCTCTCTACCAGGCAGTTGTACGTCTCGCAACTTGCTTATCACAGCATCAAGGGGCTTCTGTACTGCATACTTCATCCCCAACTGAGTTGAGTATGCCCTCGGTATTTTGGCAGGTGCCATCTCTGGGCCAAAATGCTCTATGTTCTTGGCGGTAAAAGCGGGAGAAGCAACAGCATCCTCCCTACCGAGGGGGGAGCCTGCTCGAACAAGTTTTGCTAGAACACCTGATGAGTTAGCAATCTCTGCTGCGTCCCCTAGCTTACCTGCTCTTGCTAGAGCCTGAGCACCTTTTACAGCGCCCCCAGCCCCAAGGGAGGCCACACTTGCTACGTCTAGAAGGGGATTGAACGGGTGATTATAGATCTGCGTGGGTGACGAGAAATCATGAGCCACACTCTTTCCAATGAGCCCGAGCTTTTCCATGAAGGGGGCATTGGGTTCACCCGACTTGTCCCCAAGAAGAGTTTTCTTGCCTTCTTCTAGTCCCGCTTCTCCCAGGCCGAGGAGGCCCTGAGGAATACCCTTCAAACTATCAGCAAATTCTCCCGCCCCTGACGCAAAGTTCTTAGCGAATGTGCCTAGGAAACCAAGGGGGTCTCCCACAAGAGAAGGGACTTTCGCGTTTGTGAGCGCAGACCCCAGTAGCCCAGCATCTGCTCTTGAGAGCTTTGCAGCGTTCAGCTTGCCTGACGCTACTCCCGCCTCCAGTGTTGCCTTGCGGGCACTAAGCCCTATACCCTCCTGCTGAGCTCCTACTTCACCTAGTTCTTTGGTGAGAGCCTTCCCTAGAAGGGCACCGGCGTAGAGTCTGCTTGCAGGGTCATCAAGGACACTGGTCATTACTTCTTCTTAGGCGGCAGGTTTGGTGGAGCCCCTATGCGTTGTTCTTGCGGGCCTCCCGCTTTGTTAGTAACTCTGCGGGTCACGGGGTGAAGCTTAGCGTTGTAGATCGCTTCGTGTTCGCGGGCAAACTGTTCGATGTAACCGTTACCTGACGACCCCATGATCCGGAACGCCTCAGGCGCTGTGAGGTTTCCCTGCTGTGTAAGTTTGTTGTACAGGTCTTGTGCGTTGCGACGGTATTCTACCTTGCCTTCTGTGGCAAGTGTCTGCGCGTTTGGAGCGCCAGCCCTATATTCAGTCTTGGGGTTTTCTTTGAGGTATGCCGTCATGATCTTCAGCCCGTTATCGTACCGAGTAGCGGCAAGCTTTGCTTCAGCTTCCTGTTTTTTGTTCTTTGCTACAGCAATTTTTTCCTCGAGAGCTTTTTTCTGGTTCTGAACGGCTTCCTCTTTGATCCCGACTTCTTGGCGCTTGATCGCCTCAGTGGCTTCGTTTTTTTCTTTGGCTGCTTCTCGAACGAGTTGGTTTTTTTCCTTAGCTACTTCTAGTTTTTCGCCTTTTTCGAAGCCCAACTTCTTGCTGGCTATTTGCTCCTGAAGCCTATTTGCCTCTCGTTCCTGTTCTTGCTTGCTCATTTCCGTCCGTGTCTTAGCGATCACGTTAGGAACGTTTCCAAGTACCTTCTGCCGTTCATTGCTTATCTTGGCAAGAGCAGCATTATCTCTAGTTTGCTCAGTGCTACTAGCTTCCTGAAGTCCTATACCCGGCACTGTGAGGTCTTTAGTCAACTCTCCCGTCAGACCAGTCTGCTCCCCTGCAAGTACCTGACTGCCCGCATTGCCAAGTCCAGCAGCCTCGTTAGTGAACTGATCTTGATTGCCCACAGAACTAAGCCCAGATACCCCCGTGTTGGACAATGCTGCCTGAAGTGCTTGTTGACCCGCTGCGGTGGAAGAGTTCTGTCGAGCGGCAATTTCGGCCATAGTACTCTTGGCCTGATTGAACGCCTGTTGTGCCTGTTCGCTGTACTGCTTGTAGATATTGACATTGTCCGATTCACGTTGAGCGTGCAGGCCTTGCTCTCCACCTTGTTCGGCGTTTAGCTGATTGAGTTCAGGCTGATACTGGGATTTAGCATTCTGTTCCACTCCCTTTTCAAAGCTCTTCTGAGAACCGTACTGGGAGTTCAAAGCATTGTACGGAGTAGGAGGCTTTGGCGCTCTCGCTCTGGACGCATGTTGCTGCCGCTGATTCGCCCTACTGTTTTTGACCATCTGCGCAGCAACACTTGGCCCCTTTGGAACCTTTACTGCCCCCGGGTTCTTGATCTGCTTTACAGCAGGAGGTGCGGGAGCTATAGTTCCGCCTGTATTAGCCATTACCTTCCTCCTACTCGGACAGAACCGCCCTTGGTTTTTTCTTCATAAGGAACTACGCCACCTACTCCTGGGGGGCCAGTAATAGTCCTAACTCCGCCCGGATTGTAGGGGGGTGCTGGAGCTGCTATGGGAGGAGCAGAAGCTCTCTCTATTGCTTCTGTCTGCTCACGTTTTTCAGCTTGTTCTGCTATTTCCCGTTTTTCTTGTTCGTTAGCTCTAGTGTACGCTATCTGAGCTTTATTCAGAGCCTCATTAGCAGCGTTTACCGCTTCTTGGTAAACGTTGTACGCTTTAGTATCCTCAAGTGCTTGATTCCTAGCAATCAGGGACTTATCGCCTTCGTAGAGAGAGGAATCTATGGTGCCGGCAGCCCCACGATTGTTGGTAGAAGTCTTTAGCCCTGTTTCTGCCTTGCGTTGTGCTTCCTCCAAAGCTCCAGTGGGCCCTCCATTGTACGTCAAGGCAGCTTCATACAACTTCATGGCATTTTCGTTCTGAGCCTGAATGAACTCGTCTTCAGCTGCGTTGTGACCTTGTGTAGACTTAGGGGTAGGTGCTAGTCCAATAGTGGGGGGGGTGGGTACAGCGGGGAGGGTGGTTGCTGGTACTCCAGGGGGTGCACCCGTGGAAGTAGGTACCGTAGCGCTTGCCGCAGCAGGTTGAGGCGTAGAGGCCACAGTTGAAGCGGATGTTTTCGGTGGGGTGACCGGTACTGAGGTGCTTTGGGCGTTAGCGACTGCAGGCGGTATGACAGTTGAGTTCTCATTGGGTACACTTGGGGATGCTGCCTGTCCAGAAACTTTTTGGGAGGTAGCCACGTCGGGGGCGGTTTGTACGTTTGGGGAAGCAAACGACGGATCGGTAGTACTTTCGCCGGGCACCTTCAACCTGTTGGGGGTTTCAGTCATTAGTATCCCCTTACGTTCTCACTATACTGCATTACATCCGTTACAGTCTGAGGTTCATCAAGGTCTCGCTCACCAAACTTCTTCCGCAACTTTTCAAGTGACTTATCGTACTGATCTAGGGCGTTCTTCGCTCTTTCCTCCTCATTCTCTGCTTGGAGAGCGATTGCAGCGGCCTTCATGACGATAGGATAATGGGCATTTATTGGCCATACGTTGCCCAGTGTTGTGGGTACATCAGTGGGATTCCCGAGGTCGGGTGTTCTACCCTGGAATACAACTTCAAAGGTGATTTCCGTTTCTGGTACGCGCCACAACTGAATCTCTGTAGTGTTGAGAAGAGTATAGATCTCTGGTAGGCCAAGTTCAGCGGGTTCTTGTATCTCGCGCATGAAGCGGTGCCTGTCCCACAAGATCAACTTACGAAGATTGACAGTATCTCTGATACCTATAACCTTGAGTGCTTCTGCGGGCAGTACTAGGCTATTGACTTTAGGGGCTACTTTTATGGTTTCTACGTTCGACTCTAGCCAAGGCCAATCAAAGTCGTCCTCAAGATCGTGCATGGCTGCATTGATCCAACCGGTCAAAGGGTCTTTTTCATCGAATCCGTACCGCTTGAGGAGTGTCTTCATTTCTTCTAGAGTCATGCTGCCTTCTTACGAGGACCCATAGGTATCTGTTTGCGCTCTGAAATACCATCTCTCATCATGGCCCAGTAGAAGCGTTCAGTTCCATCCCCTATTTTCTCGCTGAACTCGTGATCCTTGTCTTTTTCAGCTTGCTCATCCTCACGTTCTAGCTTGCGGTGAATCTCATCACCCTGAACATGAGCTGCTTGATCGATACGTTGAAGCTTCTCCACTACGCTCATGTCCAATACCTTACGAGGAGGCATCACGAGTCTATCCACACCGTCCGAACAGTGCTCAATGATTATCCACACCTCATCGTCTATGTCAAAGTAAGCCTCTATCACCCCCCCCCATCTCGACGCGATCTCAGTCTTGATATCCAAGACGTCGGGACCCTCTGTGATGAGACGCCCACTATTGGCATCAAGATAACTGAGACCGGGTCGAGATGGTTGGCGGTTCATTTAGTTCCCTGCTACCATTACCCGGAGAAGTCCTGCTTCCCGGAGTGCTGCTGGATATTCTTCTTCCGGCAACTCTTCGAGCACCCCTTTCAGGGCAGCGCCAGTCCGAAATACCTGAAGCTTCCCTGTTTTGTAGTTGTACTGAATCACATAGCCAGGAGCTCCGTTGATGATTACGAAACCTATCGTACCAGTCCCCAGCTGCTTCAGTACGGCTTCGACTGCTTCTTTGAATGTGGTATCCCCCCCCGTTTTGTACGTAGACGAGAGGGTTATACCGCACCTGATTTCCCAATCGTCTCCGTCCGAGTGAGGAGTGACGGGCTGATTGCCAATTTCTGTTAGAACCACAGTCATACGATCAGCTCCAAGCGGATGCAGCGTCGTCCTGAAGTTCGATCATACGACCGAGACGGTTTCGACCCACTGTCGCGAAGTCGTGGTCTGCAGCAAGGTAGGCGTCGAAGTTGTCCGTGCGGTCAACCGCGCGGGACAAGATTGCTCCATCGTCGTCTACCCAGTTCCAGCCGCCCTTGCCATCTTCCCCAGCGTCGAGGTAGATCCACATCATAGCGTCGGCATTCAGGAACCACATTTCGCCCTTGGGACAGTCGTCATCGAACACCATAGGCATCTCGTTGAAAAGGATTGCCTTGAACCCTCCTCGCAGAGTTACGGAGTCGGAGTCGTTGAACCGCTTCTGAGACTTCAGCGTATTCACGTACCTACGACGAATACCGCGAGTTGTGATGATGAGCTCAACCTCAGCCTGACCTCCTGCACCGACTTTGTCCACCAACTGCTGTCCCTGATCCTCACTGAACGGGTTACCTGCCGCCGAGACGACGGGTGAGTTCCACCAACTGTTGGTTGACGGATCAACCCCGTGAAGGACTCCGGCTTTGACATTGCCGACTTCGACTGTATTGGCAATGATGTTACCGAGACCATTGATCTCGTTTGTCCATGATCCGTGTCGAACGATACGGTGTTCTGCCGTTGCCGTCACGTCCGAACCACTGTACGTAACTTCTTTGGTCGCAGCGTTGATTGCGGTGATGAGACGTTCTTCCGCAAGAATCGCTCCGTTAGATTCTTTCACGAGGTCTATTTTCATCCCAATGCGAAGAAACTGCACTGTGTCTACCGTTACGATATTCACTCCGTCGGCAGTGACTTTAGCCAAGATACCTTTCTGGCTCCCGTACCCCTGCCGATTGACATCCTTTCGGAGGTCTTTTACCATTCCTTTTGTCTCAGCATCGAGCAGCTTCAGGAATGCACCTGGGTCCCTGTTCGAGAGCTTGATCGCAAAGCGAGTCAGGCGGATCGAGCCAAGGTTGTGGTGGATTTTATCTTTCAGGTCGGTCCATCCCTGGTTACCTGCCGTCGGGAGGTTTCCGCCCTCAGGAATTGCTCCTAGGCCCTCGTTACGACCAGTGTGCGCGGGCAGAACCCACTCTTTACCGGCAAACTGGACTCCTTCAGACTCACGGGTGAACCCGCGCCATTCGTAATCCTGACCCTTCCCTTCATTGCCGCTTGAGGACGCCTCACCATCCTGTTCGTCATCTGCGGCGAACATCAAGACGCAACGCTGATTGAGCTGCTCGCGGATTGGAGTAAGGTAATACTCCTTGAGTACCGCGTCAGCATTTGCTGTAGTCTGAGCCACTTTGTTTCACCTACTTCCTAACAGTTAGCCACTTGCTCCAGCGTGTTGCTGCCTGAGAAACTGCTCAGCACCAAGCTTTGCCTCCCCGAATCCGTCAGGGTCTCGGCGTCCGCTTTTCTTAGGTGGCTGGGGTAGTTTCCCCTGCTGCGTTGGCTGTTTGCTCGCGGGGGTCTTTTGAGTAAAGTCCCCGAGAAGGTTTTGTCTCAACTGCAGCAACGCTTGAGCTGCAGCCTGTTCATCGCCATCGTGGGCGATAATACTAGCCACAATCATCTCGTCACCGACAATGTTCTCGGGGATACCGCCTTGAGTCAACTGCGCCCGGATACCGGTCTTGGCCTGATCGAGAATTGCTGCCGCCTCAGCCTCAGCTTCTTGCTGTTGCTGTGCTTGCAATGCCTGGTCTATTTGTGCGAAACGACCTTGCATCTCACGAGCCCAGGCGGGTATTTGCTCCTCTTGTCCTGGCTGTGCCTGTTGTCCGGGTGCGGCTACCTGCTGACCAGTTGCCAACTCCTGAATCTGCTCTGCTGTAAGTGATCCATCCTCCATCGCTTGTCTTACCATGCCAAGCACGGTAGCGACTGGGTCGGCATTGTAAGCGTTTAGGAAACCGACCATGTTCTCAACCTGATCTGGACCCAAAATCTGGGTCAGGGGTTGATATGGAGCATTCGCCATCTCCATACGAGTCACATGGCCCTGCACGTTTCTCAGGTGAGGCTCCAACGCCTGACGCTGATCCTCAGGTACACCAGGGAAAAGTCCCCAGTTGAACTGCCCATCGCCATTGCTTCCGGCTGTAGGCGAACCCGCTCCTTGACCTTGGCCCGCTGCCGCAGGCTGTGCCGCCGGAGTTGGGGCCCCTTGGCCCGCTGCTGTGGCTACTGATGCCTCCATTTGTTCCTTTCGGGCTGTACCCTAGCCTTAGCGATTTACTCGCTGTACCGGGCCTTAGCCTTTAGCTTTTGACTTAGATCGCGCTGACGACGGTGTCTCACCCTTAGGAGTATTGGGGTCAAAATGACCCTTCTCCGAGTGCATTGCCATCGCAGCCTTTTTTGCGTCCCCAAAAGTCTTGGGACCGCCCGGTGCCATCTTGATGTGGATCTCAGCTACACCATGATGGTCGCTACCGCTTCCGGCAGAGGGTTCACCTCCACCGGGAAGTTCTCCGCCCGGTTCAATCCCTCCAGCAGTACCACCACCGGTAGGGTTTGCTAGGCCGCTCTGCATATCCTGTTCATCATCTTTTCCTACGACTGTCTGCAGAGCTTCAGCTTGCTTTGACATTTGCTGGATTGCTTGTTGGATTTGAGGCTCTGGCTCTGTCTGGGAGAGTTGGGCGAGTAGAGCTTCTATTTGTTGCAATATTTGGGCCCCACCACTACCGCCCTGGCCTGCAGGCGGAGCAGCAGGAGCTTCTGGGGCGGGCGCGGCCATTTAGATCGAGCCTCGTCCCCAACCGTTTGTCTCATCGAGCACGCGAATCTCACTCGGTTTGACGGTGAATGTGTCCGTGCGTCCATCGCGAGTCTTTACTGTGTAGGTGTCAACTGCAGCCGTGTTTCGCTTACTGCCGTGAGGGTTATGGAACCTTGCTTCATCCTCGGGCGTGGCAAATGTGATGTCTGTGATGTATGCCATACGGCCAGAGTACTCTCCGGCAATAACCTGGACTCTTGTTCCTTCTACAAGTACAGGCATAACGCCTTGCGACTCAGGGCCTGCCACATCTTTTGCGATTGTCTGTGTCATCTGTGATACCTCCTTGCTGTTGATGGATCATACATCATTGCGGGGTTCCCTCCATCAATGTCCTGGGAGAAGTCGCAGATGTAAATTGGGAAGGTGGACCTTGTACGTTGTTTTGCCCGTTAGCCCCTGCAGGTGCGGATGAACCGGGAGGCGGTGCACCTGGACCTCCCGGTCCACTTGATCCGCCCGCTCCGCTTGGCCCAGCGGTAGCAGCTTGGTTTGCTGCCATTTCCGCAGCTTGGCGCTGCTCTGCTTCAGTGTGCTCTTGGTCGTGGTGTTCGAAGAGTTGTTTAGCGTCTGTCTGTAGCTTGCGGAACTCAGCACTCTTCATGAAGTTACGGTGGATGTAGTGGTGTGCTGGGTGGTTATACCACTCTTGGACACCGGGGTCTTTGCCTTCCTTGAGCAGTGTATTCTCTTCCTCTGCTTGATTGAGGTCAACTTCCCACTCATCAGGCTCACCCTCACCTAGTTCAAGCATTTGACGAACCTTACGAGGGTCTTGCTCAAGCTTGCGATCCCACAAGTCAAGGATATATTGCTGCTTGGCTGCCTTAGAACGAGGCAATGCCGAACCTGCTCTACACTGAACCCCCTGTGCCCCTGACAACATAGTCCCTATAAAGTCAAACACCTCACCCTGTTTTGATAGTCCAACGATACTCACCGAACGTGGCGTGTCATATGAGTCGGCCATGATGCGAAGTTGTTGATAGGCGACTCCTTCCATCGTTTCCTCGAACTCCTGTACTGTTGGGCCGAGGCGAGTATCATCCTCCTCCTGGAGATAAGCGATAGCCACACCTGACCTTGCGCCTGGCGGGACTTTACCCTGCGAGGTTTCCCCCTGTCCCGAGATTTCATGTATGTCCTCCTTCAAGGACTCCATCAGATCAACTACATACTTAGGCATCTCCGGCATTTGTACTGGTTTGGGCTCCGGTATGTTGGGCGTAAAGTTGAACTCTAGTCTCAATCCTGGTCGGTTCTGTATCTCCTTAGTAATTTGGAGCTGCTTGGCGATTATCCACGGGGGGTTCGCCATTAGATTTCTGTTTTCGATGAGCTGTGACTTAGTCTTAGATATCTCGAGTACGATTGCTTTGAGTTGCTGAACAATACTCATTGACTGCTGGGATGTGGGGAGGTCAATGTGACCCATCCAATTGATAGGCAATTTACCGTGCCCGTATGTGTACGCGGACTTACTGACGATGGTCTTTTTGGTAAAGATGAAGCACAAGCCGTCGGAGAATTTAGGGTGACCTGGCTTTACCCACAGATGGTGAACTTGTACCAAGCGCTGTGCGTGCAGGGGACTAATCTCTAGTTTGTTTGTCAGGTCCATTCGACCGAGTAGTCGTCTCTCAATGATCCCAGGTACCGCGTCAGCTTCCGCTTCGACATGTACCCCCCACCGACGATATACTTCATCTACGTCATACACCTCGCTGTATATGCACCACCATGCGTCATCGAACTCATCAGTCGAGAAATCGTAGATGAGTTGAAATGGGGAGACTGGCTTGACAATCATCTCGCCCATGGGTATTTTCTGGTATTTAGGTGTCTCTTCTGCCTTCTCGTATTCTTCCTTATAAGCTTCTATTTCCTTGGGGTTGAAGACGGGATTGCCTTCTTTGTCGTGGAGTACTTCAATCTCGCCAAGTGCTGTATCGTCCCAATCTACAAGAATACCCCCACTCCCGCACATGAGAACCCAGTTGAGCATCTTTTTGCGAACACGACCCATTTTGAACTTTCGCTCAACATAGTTATTGAGCATCTTATCCCCGACCTTGGCGGAAGTAAGATCCTCCTCGTCTGATGAGCGTGATAGACAGTCCATAATAGGCCGGTTCTTGGTGAGCTTGGCAAGTTCAGTTCTCACAGCAGGTTGGGCAAGATTGACTGACATGCGCACTCGGTGATTGGCCTGTCGAGCAGGTTCCACAAGACGTCGCTTGTGAACATCCCACTGGACCCAAAAATCCCCCATGTATGTGGCAATATTCTCCCACCACACGCCCTCCCAATGACGGCGACGACTCTTACCCTCTTTGAGTAGAGCTTCTGCCCACCCCAGAAGTTCGGCATCGTTAGTGCCCCCCTTTGGAGATTCCTTGGGCTCAATATCTGGGTCGAGAAGGGAATTAGCGTTAGCCACGGTTATCTCCGAAAATTAGGGGCCGAGTCTCAACGTGACTCAGACGCGCCAAATGCCTGAGCTCAGAGCCAAGGCCCCCTGATGGGCGACGCGACGAGCCCATCAGCCTTGAGGGGTCCCCACAGCCCCTGATGGGCCTGCGGTGAGGGAGCGCAGAGCCGCTAGTTGAAGTTGTTGTTGAAGTATACGCTTCTGGTCGGGGGGTGTATGAGGGTCTTGAATTGCCTGGATCATTTGAGCAGCAGCTCCCCCCGATGCAGCCTGCTGACTACCTACTCCCATCTGGTTCTGAAGGTCTGCCGTGCTGAGGACGCCTGAGTTTTCTGCGCCAACTGGTTGTGCTCCCGCAAATTCCTGAGGAAGAGCATCTTGTAGACCTCCCTGAGGTCCAGCAGCAGTACCCCCCGCAGGACTTGCTGCCCCCGGGATGGGCATAGAGTCTTGCGGAGCTGCCCCTGAACCCCCTGATGCCATTGCAGCCTGAAGTAGTCGTTGGGGATTGATAGCAGCCATATCTATGCCCTTTGTTCTCCTTGGCGATATTTGTAAGCCCTAGAGGGTCCTGGGGTCCTTGGGCCAGCACCAGAGTGAAATACACCATCCCCTGGATGCTCATTAGTATTCGTCTTCACGGGTGCTGGTGCTGTAAAGTTAGGTGTTTGTGGACGTGGACCAAATGTGCTGTCCTTTTCCCGTTCACGAGCGTGAGCTTCTTCAGCAGCAGAACGTAGTCTTAGATTAGGAGCCATGATAATTCGCCTGCCCCGGTGCTGCCTTAGCCTTGCGTGCGAGCATTCCTATGACCCCGCCAGGTACTCCTTTTGCCTTCAATTGTGCTGCGCGACCCCCATGGCCAAGAGTGTTTGATTTGCCGTCATATGATCCAGTATCCCTAACGCCCTTTAACGATACAGCTGCCTGCCTCAGCTTAGGATTAGGTGCCATTAGTCATCATCTCCTAGCAGTACCGGTCTACCGTTTTTATGCTCTAGCTCAAACTCTCGATCCTCATCTATGTAGTCCACGCTTGCTGGAGTGGGGTCACGTTGGGCCTTATGGAGAATTGCTGATTCTGGCTTTGATATCTCCATCAAACGATCCTCGAGCTCCTGACGCTCCTCACGACCTACTTTTATCAAATAGAGGATGATAACGCTGGAAGCGAGGACACACAAACCGAATATTACACTAAGCTCAGTCATGGTGTACCCTTTACCTTTTGTGACTCTCTTCAATTTTACGCTCAATCTCCTTACGGCGGATGACTGCCTCCCCTATTAGGTCCTCACGAATGTCTGAGTTTTGCTCCATCAGGTCCTGTATGCCCTTCTCAAGAGCATCAAAACGCTGTTGGTAGGTTAGATCCCTTGAATTGTCATCTGCAGGCACTCGATCCTCTACAGATTCTCCGTTCAATACCATAAGATTCTTGAGGTATCCCAACTGTTTTTGCCCTGATTGGATAAGACTTGCAACGGAATCGACGCGCTCAGCCTTACCCAGAAAGTCTGGCACGTTGGGCAACTGACTCAGCTGTGCTACTAGGTGCGGGTCACTACTCATTGGAACCATCCATATAGTTGGTGATCGTCTATTACTGAGTTTATGAGCTTCTTCAACTCGTTTACTGCTTTATTGGTTTTATTCAGTTCTGTATCAAGTTCTGTGACAAGGGTTACTGAGATAGTTGTTGAGAGTTCTGGTTCTGCGTGGGTACGGGCAGCTGTTGCATAGGTTTGAGTGTAAGCAGCCGTTCGACCTTTAGGAGATTCTCCAAAAACGCCCAGACCTGCTTCTCCTATACGAAACATCCCAGATTTGCCGATAGCTCCCACATGAAAAGTCTTACCTGGGGTGAAGTTTATGCCTGAATCTCCATTTACTGTACCAGTTAGGAATGCATTTGTACCCCCCGACATCCATATCTTCATTTGGGCAGCTGCATTATGCCATTCTACAGAGGTGCTAGTACCCGTAAGCCCAGAACCGATTTTCATGATGGGGTCAAGCGCCACGCCTTCGCCAGCAAATAGCTCTAGCAGGTGAGTACCAGCATTTGGTTCTTCTCGGCCAAGTATTACAGCACCAGCTCCCGCCTTGACAACAATTGAACCGTTAGCGTGAGCTTTAGTGATGAAGATGCCACGAGCAGATTCACTATCATCTCGATAAGAAGCACCTGTTATTGAACCTGGGTGGAATGCGATGCCGGTATCAAAGTTTTGAGCGAAGGCATTGCCAACCTCAATAACTGTTGCTGCTTTATGGGCTCCTGCAGCATTAACCTCAATTGCCATCGACTTACTAAAACTCCCGGGGGAGTATGTGTCGTCAACTCCAGAATCATTCTGAAGTCTGAGCTCCCAACCCTGTTGCCCCCGACTTTCTTCTCCTTCGCGGCGCACCTCTGTATACATGCCTATAGCGCGTCCGGTTCCTGTAGAGCGAGCAAAGCTGTAAAGAGGACAAGCGTCATTGCCTTCTCCAGCATATTTGCTTGTTTGCCAAGCACTAAAGAGTCCGGCAACAACTTGAACCTGATTTCCTACAACACCCTTGATTGAAGCACGGATGACAGTTGCACCGTCGGGTCCATCAGTTCCTTCTGGCCCCATCGTATTTACTTCCGCGCGGGTTGTAGCATCTATTCTACTAAAACTTGCCGATACGCCTATTTTTACTGGTTCTTCTTCTGAGCCATCCCTAAAGTCCAACTTGTGAGCGGGGGGCGGTATAGCGACTCTCGCTCCAAGCAAGCTACCCCCACCGATACCTAGTACTCCAGCTGTTACAGAAAGAGGACTAGGTAGCGATATATTTGGAGCAAGAAGAGTTACGGTCATGGTCCAACCCCTGCAACGCAGAGTCTATCGCCTGATTTAGTACCACTCATCCAAATATTACCCGTTCCAGTGATATCCAATGAAAGAGCGTCTCCAGCCGTTAGTTCGAAGCCTTCTGCAGCAGCAGCTTCAGCAGCACTGCCGCCTATGTAGAGAATCCCACCGTTACCCTTCATCGCCCGGATAGTGATACCAGATATCTGTGGCTCTCCAGAACCTACCCCTCCTTGAACGTCAATTCTCTGAGCGAACGCGTCTCCTTCTTTGACTAGGGAAACTTGAAAAGTCGAAAATGTTAGTCCCGAACCCATTAGACTGTCACCTTCCCTGACTTGACGTCCTTTATGGCCTTATTGCCATCCTTGATGCGTTCGATGAATGCCTTAGCTTTTTCATGCTTCTCCTGTAGGTCAATATGCTCCTGCAAAAGCTCGTCATACTTGTTGGTCAGTTTGTCGAAGCCATCAGTGGTCGCTCGTCCGAGTAGATCAGCGATGATCTGGCCACACGAGTTGCATATGTACACTGAGTCGCCCCAGTTGACATCGACCCCCGGAGCAAAAATGTGTTGCTGTTGCTCCCCTGTAACTTCATCTACAGGATTGTTGGCGCAGAGAATGCAAGCTTGGGGAGTTAGCTCCATGCCTGTTACGAGTTCTAGTGGTGCTATCATCACGCCTCGCTTCCTAGTACTGAGTGGATTGGTCCGCCCCTACCGTCCATCCTAGCTCTCACACGTTCCCAATATACTTCTGAAGGCGTCTTGGGTTTCTCGTTTCCTGGCATAGGTGCAGACGGATTTGGCCGTGTCATCAGTATATACCCTAGTGCATCTACGTCGTGATCGTCCTTCTCACGTGGTTTCTCCTTAGCGTCCTCATCAGCAGTAGGGGGCTTTTTCTTCCACTGATACTGCTGGATGTGCTCGATGAGCTCAACACAGTTCTTGAAAATGTAGAGGCGGGGCCACCCCTCGTCGCGTAGTTCTCCCGTCAAGGGGTGGGGGTGGTTGGGATCGAGCATGAGCCACTCAGCAATACGGTTGATGCGTGCGGGCACATGCCTATCAGAGGGGATGGTAGGGATGCCATGGTCCCAGTACTCATCTACAACACTTCGCCCTGTATTGGGATCTTTCTGGGCTGCTGAGGCATCAATCACCGTATATAGGGGCGTTTTGTACTGAACCCTGCGCTCTAGGATCTTGCTAGCGTGATATCGGACGAGCTGGCCAGCCTCGTAGTGCTCGTCACAGATAAAGATGTTACCCAACTCGTCCATAGCTGCCCATATCACCGCGGTGGGGTTACGTCGACCATGGTCAATGCCCTCTACCATCTCCCAGTTGAGAGGTATAGTAAATGGAGCAATGCAGTGGATATCTGGATCGAATTCTGGGTATATCTGGCCCGAGAACACGTCGAACGACCCTTCCATAAATCGTTCAACCCACGCCTTAGGCATCCCTTCAAGAGATTTTATGTAGTCCTTGGGAAGGTTAGGATTGTCCTTGGTCTTAGCATGGACCATACCCATTTCAGGGAAGTCATCTGGTCGTTGGACGTTATACATCCACGTCCAATCATGACCGTTAGGATTAGCAAGCAAGATACCGCAACGTGGGCCATTGAGTTGGCGCAGGCGCCCTTTGAGCATGAGGAACATCTCCTCAGGTACCTCCTCGCTCTGGTCAATGAGAAACCAACCGAGGTTGAGGTTCTGAAGCTTAGCAGGTTCGTCAAGGGGGATGAAGAGGATAATAGAGCCATTGACAAGCTCCAATCGTCCTTCAGTCTTGTTGAACTTCTTGATAAGTTGAGGAGGACATCCCTCATAGTCTCCTTTGATGGGGTCACCCCCTCCCCCATTGAAGAAGTGATGTTGGGTTGTAGCCTTGAGCTCGGGCCGTGTCTTGCGACAGATCACCCCAGTACAGCCCGGATACTGTAGAGCAAGCATTAGTGCCTCCACGCAACCGGCAGATGTCTTACCATTACCCCATCCACCCACAAAGAAGCGGTACTTCTTGCTCATCCCATGAAACTCAGCCTGCTTAGGCATGGGTTTGTAGGAGAGATGAACCTCAGTAGGGCTATCAGTGCGAATTTTCATCAGTATAGCGTAGTGTAGCTAGAGTGTAGATCAGTGATGCCCCCAGAACCTGTACCATCAATGGCACGCCACGTAACCCCCTTGGGCACTAGGAAGCTTGCTCCTATGCGGTACCCAGATTCCGGAGAATTTTGACCCCCGATGAAGAGTTCTGGAGCGATCTTAGTCCCCCCAACGAAAATGTCGACCGCCTTACCGAAACCCGGACTAGGGGCCACGGAAACGTCTATGGCCACAAGTGTAAGGCGTTCTTTGTTGGGAGTGTATTCGGTTCCCAATACTCTGGCTTCCCGCGGGCCAGGAGCTGGGACTTCTAGTCGTTCCGTCAGAGCCGCCACGCCTTCCGTTAGACTCCCTACACGTTCCAGAAGGGATTCAAGAAGCTCTTCTATCCTCTCAAAGTTGGCCTGAATCTCTGGATTGTGGAGATTAGGGTGAGGAAGACGAGCAGTACCTTTGGCCATTTAGTGCTCCTTGCCCCCACGTACGACCATCTCCATCACATTAATGAGGAAAGGTTTCCCACCAGGCAAAGAGCGTACCTTCACGGAGTGAAAGCGGCCTCTTGCCTCCGGTCGGACCCTTGCAAACCGATATTCAGACGCTTCGCCCCCACTTTTAGGCACAGTTTCGGAAAACACGGGCAATTCAGAGAAATCTGAGAACACATCAAGCACTGCATCACCCGAAAGCTCCACATTTAGACGCCGAATGCGCTCAAATGGCTCCTCACCCTGAATTGCCATCCACGAGGACTGCCAATGAGAAGGTATTTCAGCCCCTTCATCGTCCACTCCACTGAAAAACTGGGAAATCTTGGTGGAAGCGACGTTGGTTATAGGGGCAACACGGAAGTTTCTGAGGTGAACGCGGCCCTGACCGCCCGTTCCTGAGCTTACAGTTGCGTTTATGCCGGAGTACCCTTTTGTAAAAGTGCCATCAGTCTTTTCCATAACAAGTTCCCACCCTTTACCCGCTACATTACGCCACACCTTCACCTTACCTTCAGCTACTGTTATGCCCCACCGGGTGTTTTCTGGGAACAATTTAGTCACTATCAAGGATTCCAGGGGAGTTTGGACTCCAGCAACGTGCTTGCTGAGGATGACTTCATACCCTTCTACCGTATTCCAGAGGTCTAGGCTGTACCCAGAGTTAGCCACCGCTGAGTAACAACACAAGAGTTGAATCAGCCATTTTTCGGTACCGGTTACGAATTCCACCTCAGTGGCTGGACTAGTGACTTCCCCCCCTGTATTCCACCTCGCTCCGGATTCGTGTTCGGAGTTCATCCAAGTATTAGCAGAAATCTCCCCCTGATTTGCGATGAAGCTCCATTTCAACCATCCACTAGCAAGGGGTTTTTCATTAGCTCGTTCGAAGCTGTCTGTTATGGCTATAACTGGGAAAGTAGAAATAGGCGCAGTTGTGAAGGTACCCACAATAAGCTCTTGCTGGGCGTTGGGGTTCCAGCACGCGAGGGCAGACGCGGGCAATGTGTGCAACATAAATGCTGGCAGCAGCAGATACCGACGTCCCCCGATGCGTCTGAAGTTGATATGAGGCACCATCTCGATGAGAGTGTTGTTCGTTTCAGACCCCCCCGTAGGGACCGCAAGCAAGAGCCGTGGATAAGTATCCTTAGTAGCGATGACACGAGCTTTATCGAGGTGAGCCTGATTTACCTTGTTGGGGAAATAGTTATTGATCGACCCGGATTCCATAGTAACTGTGGTCCCGCCCGTCGACCATATGCCCTGTGAATTGAAGAAGTACAGTTTATCCTCTAGCTCTGCCACCTGGAAGCGTGACCACACGCCTGGGCCCCCTACGCGTCGGTTGAGCATGGTCACAGCTGAAGAGATGAAGAAGATATCGCGGCGCTTGAGGATAATAAGCCTAGCGCCCAGTACAGCTATATCCTGTACAGCATCTAGGTCATCCTCTGGTCCCCGTACGTCCACGAACCCGTATTCATTGACTGTGGCCTCTGGGTCCCCGAATTCCGAGAAGTACACGCGCTGGACGTTAGCGGCTACAAAGGAGATGAACATGCGGTTTTCCCATACGCACAGGACTCCTCCTTTGGGTATGGAACCTTTAGTTGCTTTCCATTCTACAGTAGCAGCTGCTTCCCCATCCCACTTTTGCATGGCGTCCACACCGTTACCGCAGTACACCCAGTCTTTGAACGCAGCATCTGAGTACAACTCGAAGTCCCATATACTGCCTGCTGTCCCAGCAAAGAGTTTGATAACTTCGCCGTTGGGCTTTAGCGCATATATACCTCCATTGACTGAGAGCATGAGGAAGCGTTTGCCGTTACCTATCACTACCTGCTTGGCAAAGTTCACTTCAACGTTAGGAGTTCCTACTCCAGTATCCAAGCGAGTCTTACCTTTGCGAGTTTCCAACTGCCCCACCAGAGCAGAGATGGTCACATTGAGCAGATCAGGGGACTCGTTGGCTTGGAGGTCGAACGCGCCGTCGCGTGTATTCAACCCCCCGCGGAAGTTATTGATCGGTACCCGTTGTAGAGCCATGAGTCAGATCATATCGACTAGCAAACGGCCCTCACTACCGAGGCGTAGCAAGGGCCGCTTACTGGGTGGTGGAGAGACACTTCCCGGAGGGAAGTACCTACATTATATCGACCTACGATCAGACGTTCGCTCGTGCTGCCGCTTCCTGCTCGGGGGTGAGTGCCGGCGGCTCCTGACCCGCCTGCTCTGCTGCCTTTGTCGGGTCGGTTGTATTCTCCACTGCTGTACCGTCCGCTTTTGTGGGTGCCGCTGTACTAGGCGGTGGAGGGGCAGCTGCTATGGGTTGCAGGTCCTCGAGTTCCTGAGTGGGGGTACCGAGATCGGCCACAGCAGTCTTGAGTCCGGTGATATCGACTTCGGTGCCCTTCTTGCCTTCTCCAAGTTCCTTCTCGAGCAAGGCGAAGCGCTCCTCGATATTGGCCCTGGCGGTAGCGAGATTGTTCTTGATCTGGGTCACTTCCCCTGTGAGCGCGTCTACTTCAGCCTGTGTAGCCACTTTGAACTCCTTGATTAGTTGATGTATACCCTTGTTGTCCGAGTGATGGTGTCTGATAAGTCCCATTGTGGAGAGGATTTTACACGCTGCGGGTGTTTAGCTTTTGGCAGCAGTCTTGAGAGTAGGTGCAGAGTTGACGATCATTTCCAGGATTGCCTGTATCTCTAGTTCTTTGGTCTGCGGCAGTTCTTTCACCTTGTTCATGAGAACGTTTAGGAAGTTAGCGAGTGGAGCATTTACAGCCCCCACTTCGTCTATCACTGCCTGTGCTTCAGCATATGCAGTTGCTAGATTTTCAGCCATGTCGCTCCTTTTAGCGGATTATACCGTACGGGGAACTCTAAAAAGTGACCTACGCCGCACGGGGGTTCTATTTTGGCCAAACGTGATGCGAACGCCCGCGTCCCCCCGTGGCGGGATCAAAAAAATCGTTGGACAAACTTGTTTTCCATCGTCTTGTTGCCCCACAACTGCGTCGTCAAGGCCAACCGCAAGTGTAGACGGCGTAGCATACGGAGGCGGATGGCGGTATTGTGAGCCCTTTGTGGGCCCTTTTGATCCATTGGCCGGCTGCATTCCCTCGACCCCAGGACGCAAGACAACGAAAGGTTCCCAATGCAGGAAGAAAGGGCGTCGGGAACATAGTATCATGCGTCACGAATACGTAGTTTCCCACAAACATCATGACGTGACGTTGACAACGTGACGTGACGTCGCTATAGTGTTGTTTACATAGCAGTACGCGACCAAGGGATACGCGCGCAACATCGAAGAGATGTCGAGGCGCCTCTGTCAGTCCAAGCGCGATCAAGTGTGTACGTGACGTGTGACGCTCCATCATTCACGCGATAGGAGATCACAATGGCGACTGCAACTAAGAGCAGCAAAGCCGCCGCGAAAAGCGGCACGAAAAACGTCACGATGGTGAAGCTGTCCTCGGTGTACGCATCGCAGGCAGCCAAGCGCAACATCGACACGACACGCGCCGCGAAGCTCGTTCGCTCGCGTCTGCGGGGCAACTTCGCGAAGGTGTGCGAGTTGTCACCGAACATCGCACAGGTGAAGACATCCTCCAACGATGGCAACCGTTGGCCCGCAGAGATCACGAAGGAACTCGCCGACTTCCTCACGTCGTAATGCCACGCGACACGACGGTACGCGAAACGTACTAAATCATCAGCGTCACGCGTCACGCACATACTTGATCCAACATCGTCAACATCATTCACGCGACGATGACGAGGGCGTCACTCCGGTGGCGCTCTCTTTTTGGACCCATTCGGCCAAAGCCTCGACAGGTGGGCCCTCCTAGCCTAATCCTCGATCTCGTCCATATCGTCAGCCACAGATTCGGTGTCGGCAAACTTCGGGCGCGGTATATCGACCGTGATCTTGATGTCCCCTGAATGCTCATGTTGCACACGCGGGTTGTGAAAACCTGTAGACTCAGACACAAAGCGAATAGCATCCATCCGTCCCCGATGACTTCTCTTCACCGCTGCAGCCGTAGCTCCTGGCAGGCCAGCCATTAGCGTGCCTTGAGCATGCTGCATAATAGCCCTCTTCAGGACGGGATCGTTGGCGAGCATCTTGCGCAACTTTTCCCTTAGTCTCTTGGCCTTCCTCTCGTCCCCTTTAGCCATAATTTTGGCAATTTGAGGAGGAGTCATTCCTTTGTCCATAGCCTCTATGAGCGCAAGATGCAGTTTAGTGGGCTCAGGCAGGTTGTCATCAGGCGCATTAGTATCCAGTTGTGATCGCATGTACCTCATCATACAGTCCCACAACAAATGCCAGGACGGTTCGACAATGTAGTTTCCATGTGCGATGATTCGTCTACATTCGTTTCACGCGACGAAAGGACTACGATGAAATTCCACAAGTGGGCAATTTCATGGAAAGGAAGGACTGTCTTGGGAATTGACGGTGCGTTGTACCTTGGTCCTCTTGCTGTACAGCTTATACCCCATCGACTGTATGTCGATTGGACTCGGCGCGACGGCATCGTCAAGACGAAGTCATGGAAGTGGTAATTATGCCCCTCAATCTAGAGGACATGACTATCTCCAAAATTGAGGACACGATTTTTTGGACTGACTCAGGCGGAAAAATGTATCGCCAAGAACTGTTTGGTGAGAATGCATTCAAGCTTTATCGCCACGAGAAGTGTGTAGCTGTGGTGACAATGGGGGAGAATCAGTCCTTTGTTGCCCACGACCCCGACTACGACCCCTACTACAGCCCCTACACATGACTCCTTCTAAAGCACGACGCATCGCGCGCAACGTCCACCGCAAGCCCCGTCCAGCAAACGGCACACAGTTCCGCAATCGCGTCAATCAAGCCGCACACAAGTACAATATCCCCGAGCGCAAGGTTCACGCAGCCCTGTTCATAGTTCTATCTGGAGGGATGAGTTACCACAAATGAGTGTCAAGGCGCACCGAAACCCCTCACACGTTCCAAAACCAACGGATCGCCTCACAATCACGATGAGTCGACGGATGCGGGATCAAATTCTATGTGAGCTCGATAACCTTCTTCAGGGAGAGCTCGACGTGGGTAATCCGCTTCAGTGGAGTGACGAACGGAAGAAACGGCACTCCAAACTGCAATACATGATCCGTGTTCTCATAGAGGAGAAGCCATGATCCAACGCCTCCGCACACCCGTACATATATTCCTTGCCATCACGTTCGTAGCGTTCTGCATAGCCACAGAACCAGCGCACGCCGCGACGACGCCCAACGATTCTAGTTCTGAACAAGTAGAAGAGACCACGCTGTCCGAAGAAGAAATAAATGCCATCATTGCCCACCTACCCCAAGAAGAAGCTGAAATCCTTCAACAACCCGAAGAAGAAGGAGAAACTCCAACAAATGCCCCAACACCGAGCCCCAACACCGAGCCCCCACGCCAAACGAATCCTAGTAGTGTGCGACCAAGGACTCAATCGCTCCCAAACCATCAAGGGACAAATCCAATACTGGGGTCACGACGTACTCACTGTCGGACTAAAGCGAAACACCCCCGCCACAATCGCAAGCCTTGCCGAGTGGGCAGAGCTCATCATCCTCACGGCTAAAGACCAACAGTCTACCTTTCAGTCAATCCTCGATTGGTGGCACGGGGGATTCAATCCAAGGTTGATGTTCAAGATACAGCTCTGGGACATCGGACCCGACAATTACCCACGCCCCTACAACAAAGAGCTCCTCGATATCGTAAAGACCCACATCAAACAGCACGAGGACGAACTCAAGCCGCCCAAAGTCACCTAAGCCCAACCTGACTCTCTGACTATGAACTGGAGAAACTGTGCCTGACCACAAGAAAGCAGCCGTCGACAACATGAAGCTCGTGGACGACATGATCCAACTGAAAGACCCCGAGAATGCGGCACAAATAGCCCTTTTGACCGGAAGTATCCTCATGCACTGTTTGCTCTACATCGGAGACGGATTGCATCGAATAGCATCCATTCGACCCACCGACTTGTGAGCCAGGAGGAAATCACCAAACACTGAAACCCCTTGACACTGCAATGTCCAAGTGATACAGTCTACGTAACGTACATGTAGCACTCATCGGGTCGCCAACCCAACAGCAGCTCGGTCGTGAACCCCAGGTAAGGGACGCGGGGAGCGTAAGTCCAAGATAACAGCTCATTGAAACGCAGGACGAGTTGCTTGGCAGTGGGGAGATACATAACCGGTCCACCGAGATAAACTTCCCAGTTTCACGCGAGAACGAGAGGAGGAAACCATTGCGCCACCACGACGTGCACCACGCGACAACTTCGCTCATGTAAAGCGAACAGCAGCGCACCACATCACGTGGCGAACGATCACAACTTACACCGCCACATACAAAGCAGGGAAACAAGGTAAAGGTAAACAACAAATCCGCATCCGCTCAATCGCTCTTCCCCCACCTGAACGTGAGTTCCAAACATCGCGTTCAGGCACAACGAAGACATTCAAGCGAACTGCACTCAAACAAACCAAGCGAAAGGTAATACTGGTAATGGCTACGAAGACAAAGGCCGCAAAGAAATCCCGTACCAAGAAGGTCGATGAGGACGTCGAGGACATCGAGGGTCTTGAGGACCTCGAGGATGCCATCAGCGACGAGGAGGATGAGGACGAGACCTCAGACTCGGAGAATGAGACCTCAAGCGAGGACGGGGACAGCGACGACAGCGAGGACGATTCGGACGACGATGACGCTGAGGACGTAGACGAGCCAGTCTCGAAGAAGAAGAGCAAGAAGGACAAGAAAAAGAAGAAAGGACCTCGGCAGTCGCGCGCCGCGAAAGAGGGCAAGATCGGCACGAGCGAGATCGCCGAGAGGGCTGGCGTCGATGCTCGTACCCTGCGCATCGTCCTGCGCAAACACAAGATCCCCAAGGACGCCGAGACCGGTCGGTACGAGTGGGACTCGTTTGATCACAAGACGGTCAAGAAGATCATGTCCCTCCTGGAGAGCGGCGAGGCAGAGAAGGCCAAGAAAGACTCCTTCGACCGCTTGAAGGAGAAAGGCAAGAAGGATAAGGAGAGCAAGAAGAAGGACAAGGGCAAGAAGGACAAGAAGAAGGCAAAGGACGAGGACGACGACGAGTAGTCAGTACCCCGTGGGGGCGGTAGGAGACGTAGAAACTCCTAACCTATAAACGACAGACGAAACCATGCGCCCCCAAACCCTTCGTCTCACCCTCCACGTCGTAGGGTGGGCGAAGCAGGGTGAACGGCTGTACTTCTCTCTCCAGACGGAAGTGTATCTGTTCCCACCCTGTCGCGTGAACGCCGGGCAGGGAGCCAGTATCACTAATCCCACGGTACTGGCTCCCACCGGTGTATCCTTTCCCCCCTCTTCCATCCTCCTGCAACCCATACCCCACTTCTCTGAGAGAGCATAAGCACTCATGGATCAACATCTTCTCAACAAGATTCAGAGCATCAAAGCTCTACGCGATCGAGCGGGCACAGACGGTGAGAAAGATGCGGCCCAACGACGATTGACTGTCATACTTGCTAAGCACAAACTCACCGAGCAAGACATTCCCGAGCCCCACTTCTCAAAGCGCACGCGTTCCGCACCGCGTCACCCCCCCCAAGGCCGCCCTCACGAGCGATCGTCGTCTTCCTCCTTCGACCAAAAAGGTTGGGAAGAATTCCTCAAAATATTTCGAGAAGCCACAGAAGCCGCACATGGCGTCTCTACCCCTAACAAAACTCCCACTGAAGCGTCGGAATATCGGTTCAACAAAGAGCCTCGCCAAACCGATCGATCCTCACCCCGAAAGAACAATCGCGCAAGAAGAAGATTCGAAAAGGTACTTGGGCGCTCGATAAGTGATGAGGCGTGGCTCCTCATCTACGGGGACTTCAGTCGTGCTAAACGAACCCTCAAACCAAATAACTCAGCCGCGTTCTCTCGCGCCTACATGGAATGGGCAGCCATATGTATCCGAGATCGGACGACTATGGACGTGCTCAG